GAAAAGGGGTCTGCTATGGAAGCAACAAATATTGAAATTTTAAATCCAGCAAATGGTGTTTTTATTTACAAAAATAGTTTAAATAAATCATTAAACTTGGTAGAAAGATTAGAAAGTGTAATCGATAATAATAAAGATAAAGATACATTTTTTAAGTGGTCTGAAGCACAAGTAGGCGACTATCAAACAATGAAAGATTACCGAGATTGTGTAGACTTTAAAGTTAGAAAATATGATATAACCAATAATCCATCTGTAGCCAATTCAGATTTAAAAAATATTTATGAAGATATCGATGTTAGGTTGCAATCATGCTTAAGCCATTATTGTTCTATGTATAACATTCAAATGAGATATCAAGAAGCAGTTAATTTTGTAAAGTATGGACCAGGGCACCATTTTGGAGTTCACTCAGATCATGGTTTTAGTTATATTTGTACAGTTTCAACAGTCATGTATTTAAATGATAACTTTGTTGGTGGTGGATTATTTTTCCCATACCTAAATTATACTTATCAACCAGAAGAAGGAGATATTGTTTTGTTTCCATCTACCTTTATTTATTCACATGCAGCGCTTCCAGTAGAAGAAGGATTAAAATATTCAGCAGTGACAATGTTTGATTATAATGATCGAGCACACGGAGCAAATGAAATTTTAAAAAATAGAACAACAGCATAAATGTATAATATTGAAGCATACGAAATTTTTCAGGGAGCAGCAAAGATAGAGCAACTTCCAGTAAAAAGAGAGTGGATGGATAAAACATTTGATGGTCATGCATATCGCTGTTTTCCATTATCCCTAACCAATCAAATGGGTTGGGGATTCTCATTTCCAAAAGATATAACCGTAATATGGGATGGAAACGACACAGAAGAAGGAAATCATATAAAGGTTTTAGAGGGACAAGAGTTTGTTGATACAAATAGAGGAACTGCAACCTTAATTTTTAATATTGGGTGGTTTTTTAAAACAGATCCAAATGTTAGTCTTTTGTTTTTTGGACCACCAAACCTAGTTATTGACGGAGCATCGCCACTAACTAATATTATTAGTACAAGTTTTTGGAATTCTCCAATACCAGTTTCTTGGAAAATTACAAAGCCAAATGTTTCAATAACCTTTAAGGCAAACGAACCTTTTATGGCAGTAATGCCAATATCTCTTTTTAACTTAAATGAATCTACAATGACTTTAAATAACAATCCATACGATATAAATGAATATCACAAAAATTTAACAAATTATGGAAATGTTATTTTAGAAAACAATAAAATTCCAAAATGGTCTGATTTTTATAGAAGTGCCACCGATCAATATGGTAATAAAATTGGAGAACATGAAGTTAAAAAAATTAAACTTTATACAAAAGACGAAAGGCATAGCAATGTCTAAAAATGGTATAGAATTTTATTATGATGTTTTAGAAAATCCAGAAATGCTAATAGAAGAAATAAATAAGTATGAATGGTCTAAGCCAGAAAATGTTAAAGTAGAAGATAGGTCTAACTCTGTTATATATTTTAACGATAAAGAAAAGTATGAAAAAATTTTTAATATTGTACAAAGCGGAATAGATAAATTTTTAGGACAATATAGGAATATGTATTATTTACCAGAATTAACATACTTTACAATAGAGGCATTAAAGTATGAGCCTAATCAAAAATATGTTATGCATTATGATGATGGATCTAAACATGTATCAAATAGGGTAACAAGTTGTGTTATTTATTTAAACGATAGTTATGAGGGCGGAGAAATAGAGTTTGTTAATTTTGGAATTAAAGAAAAACCAATAAAAAATTCAATGGTTTTATTTCCTTCTAACTACCCATATGCACACGTAGCACATAGTGTTATTTCAGGAACTAGATATGCCATTAATTTGTTTATGGAATATAAATAATGGAAATTATAGAAGACATTGCTAAAACAATGCAATCAAAAGGGTATTGTGAGAAATCATCTTACCAATGGTTGTGCTATGTTTTATATTCAATGATTGATGTATCAAATTTTGACAAAGCAAAAGAAATAGCAGAACAATATAAATTACCTAACTAAGGAGAAATATAATGAAAATAGGATCAACAAAAAATATAGTTATTAAAGAAAACTTTATTTCTAAAGAAGACTTAGACTTGATTTTATCTTCAATTGATGATTCAATTTCTTGGGGATCTAATTCAATGGCTGGCATACCAGACAAAGTTACAGAAAAACTTCATAAAGAAAAACCAGAGATTCATAAAATTTTATTAAATGCAATTAATAGGGTACAAAAAGAGATTGAGTTTCATTTTGGCAGACCACTTGAAACTAATTCTGCTGGAATAAGAAGATGGGATGTAGGAGAGTATCAACCATTACATGCAGATGGAGAAGATCCAGAGGGGCATCCAAATGAAGCATTTATAGTTGATTATGGGGCTGTTATATATTTAAATGATGACTATGAAGGTGGAGAAATATATTTTCCAGATCACAAACTAGAGTTTAAGCCCAAGGCTGGAACATTAGTTTTTTTCCCATCAAATACTATGTACATACATGGTGTGCGTGAAATAACTAAAGGCGTAAGATACACAACTCCGTCTTTTTGGATTCCTACTAAATATAATATATTTGAAAAAGAAATTAGAGCAAGTATTAAAAAACACGAATAGACTAAACCTATATTTACAATAAAATGTTTAATGTTTAAAATAAAAAACCCTCCAAGCCAAAAGCAAGGAGGGTATTTTAATTATTAGACTTTACAAGGATACTTGCTGTACCATTCTTGATACCGTGGTCCATTCACAGAACTCCATGCTGACCAATCTTTACCACCCTTAGTCATGTGAAATGTTATTTGTGAATTAGTAACTGGGTTAAATAATTCAACGTTAGAGTCAAGATCGAATTTTTCTCTACGATCAGGACCCAGTTTTCCTATCATATTTATTTGAAATACTCCATAAGAACTATCTCCAGTTTCTGAGTTGCCATTAAAAGCAAAAGGTCTTCCATTAGATTCAGCCTTTGCAATTGCACATGCTGTTCTTAATTTATCACCTTTAAACCCTATAGCCTTCAATAGGTCAACTAACTGGCTATCAGTTAATTTATGAGCATTTTCATATTTTTTTAATATACTCTCCTTAGAAACCAGAAAAGCCCCTGTAGGGGCTGGAACGGCTTCAACGGAGGGTTTAGTCAATAAATTATTATCTAAAGCATTAGCAGAATTGCTAAAAGGCGCAACCAAACCAACAATAGATAGTAACCCCAACCAAACCTTCTTTTCAATGTTTCTCATTAGTGTTACCTCCTTAGAAACAAAAACTACCTTTCGGTAGTATATTAATTATAACATGATTTAGGGATTAAAGTCAACTTTATCAATATACCCGCACATTTATTAAAAATATTGCTTTAGGAAGTGGTATAATAATAAGATTATGGCTACTGGTGCAACCGCAAATTATGATATTCCCTTTCCGCTTTCTAGCGATCCAGTAAACATTCATGAAGATTTGCAAGACTTAGCGGAACAAATTGAATTAATTCTTCCTGATCTTGTAAATCATACAATAGAGGTTAGAAATGTAAGTGGTGCAAGTATTGCAAAAGCAACACCAGTTTTTGTTACTGGATTTAATACAAAAACAACAATAGGAAAATGTGACTCTGATAACATTGCCACATTTCCAGTATTAGGACTAACAAGTTCTGCAATTGGAAATAATACAGATGGCGTTGTTACTATTTCTGGTGTAATCCTTGATGCAAATACAAATTCATTTACTGCTGGCAATGTTCTTTATGTAGCAGATGGTGGAGGATTAACAGCAACACAACCAGCAACTGGTTCTGGAGCGGTAGCAGTAGTAGCAAAATCTAATGCAACTACTGGAATATTGATTGTTGGTCAACCAAAGGGCAACGGAACATGGGGGGCATTAAAAAATGGACTTGCTTAATGGTATAATTAAATAATGGCTACATATAGAAACCCTGATGAAAGTTCAATTACAAATGTAACAACACCTTCAGTATATAACCTTGGCAATAAGCCACCATTAATTAACTGGACTGCTGTAATAGGAGATACTATATCTTTTAGAATTTACGTAGAAGATGATTTAGGAAATCCTTTAGATTATACAAATGATGAAAGTGGAGATATCACTGGTTGGGACATAAAAGGAGATTTTAGAAGGTATTCAGACGATGTCGGAGATGATTTATTATTTACAGTCTATCCTTATGCAACAGAGTTTGATGATCCAGGAGAATTTACAGTAACGGTATCTGCAGTACAATCAAAACAGTTAAGAACTGGAGATGTTTTTGATATTCAACTAACAGACAATGATCGTATTTGGACAGTATGTCAAGGCGAAATGATTATGCTTGGTGAAGTAACAGATCAGGATTCATAATGGCAACAACCTCGATTTCCCAAGGTATTGCTTTAGCGGTATTAGTTTCAGCAGCAACAATTTCTCCAACAATAGCAATTTCAGACATTAAGCCAGCATCAAATCCTGTTGCATTAGTCAATTATTCGAAGGTAGTTATATTAACAGAAATTCTTCCATTTAGACTAAGCATAACCAATATTGGCATTCAAGGCTATAGCCCAAACAATCCACCAGTAATTGGTGTTCAGATGATTGGTTTTTCTAACTATATTCTTTAACATAATGCTATAATAGACCTATGGCAAAGATATCAACCACCAATGTAAAAGCCCTGTTTCAAACAGGTGATAGACCAACGGAACAAAACTATATAGACTTAATTGATAGTACTTCTGCTAGGTCTACCGATCTTGGATCAGATGGTAATAACGAGTCAACAATTAATGGAATTGAAAACCCAACGGTTTTTGATAACTTTTTAGCAAGCGAGTTTAGATCAATGAAATATATGATCTCACTCAAATATGTGGTAGGTGGGGCTAACAAGTACTTTTCTACAGAACTTAGCATTCTGATTGACGGTACAGATGTTAACTTTACTCAGTATGCAACAATTGACAATGATGGGAATATTGGCACCATCTCTGTTTCAAGGGCTGGAGACACAGTTTCACTAACTGTTGTTCCAGTAGGGGGAATTACACCTATAACCCTACGCTACATGCGTATGGGATTAAAGGCCTAACCAAGGAGATATAAGATGGCAACCGTAACAAAAGATTTTAGAGTAAAAGCGGGACTAGTAGTTGAAGGATCAACTGCAACTGTAAACAACCACGATATATTAACAGAAGCATTAGTAGACGCAAAAGGTGATTTACTAGTTGCATCTGGTGCAGATGCAGTAACTCGTCTAGCAGTTGGAACAAATAACTATGTGCTTACAGCAGACGATCAAGCAACAAATGGAATTGCCTGGAAAGAAACACAACCAGTTGGAGTATTTCAAGCAAGCGTTTCATTTGAAGGTGCAACTGCAAATGACTTTGAAACTACCCTTCAAGTAACCGATCCAACTGAAGATAGAACAATTACACTTCCAAATGCAACTGGAACGGTAGTTCTTAAAGACACAACTGATACACTTACAAACAAATCGGTTTCACTAACTACAAACACAATTACAGGAACTATTGCAGAGTTTAATACAGCACTAACAGATCAAGACTTTGCAACTCTTGCAGGAACTGAAACACTTACAAATAAGACTCTTACAAGCCCAGTGGTTTCAGGACTTGCACTTTCAGATTCAAGCATTGTTTTTGAAGGTTCATCAGCAGATGCTAACGAGACAACTCTTACAGTAACAAACCCTACAGCAGACCGTACAATTACTCTTCCAGACGTAACTGGAACTGTTGTAACAACTGGAGATACAGGTTCTGTAACAAACACAATGCTTGCAGGATCAATTGCAAACGATAAACTATCAAACTCAGCAATTACTATTAACGGTACATCAACATCTCTTGGTGGTTCACGTACTCTTGGATCTGACGATATTGCAGAAGGTTCAACAAACAAATACTTCACAGACGAAAGAGCACAAGATGCAATTGGAACTGTTGTAGGAAATGGTCTTGACTATGATGATTCAACAGGCGCAATTTCTGTAGACCCTTCAGAGTTTGCACTAAGCGCTGTTGGAGCACCAACTGGCAACGTCAGTATGGCAACTTACAAGATTACAGGTCTTGGTACACCAACTGATTCATCAGATGCAGCAACAAAAGGTTATGTTGATACAGCAGTTGTAGGTATTGACTGGAAACCATCAGTACGTGCAGCAACAACTGCAAACGTTAACCTTTTCAGTGATCTTAACAATGGAGATGTTATTGACGGAGTAACTCTTGTTGTTAATGAGCGTATTCTTGTTAAGAATCAATCAACTGCTTCAGAAAACGGTATTTATATAGTTCGACCATTTGGTAATCCAGATCGTGCACAAGATTGTGATGAAGGTGCTGAACTTACTTCAAATTTTGCGGTATTCGTAGAAGAAGGAACTGTAAACGCTGATCAAGGTTATGTATTAACTAACGATGGTGCAATTACAGTTGGAACTACAGCACTTACCTTTACTCAGTTTACTGGTCTTGGACAAATTGTTGCGGGTACAGGATTAGACAAGACTGGAAACACTCTTGATATTGATTCAACTGTAGTAACATTAACAGATACACAAACCCTTACAAATAAAACTCTCACATCGCCAACACTAACTACTCCAGCACTTGGAACTCCAGCATCAGGAACTTTAACAAATGCAACTGGCTTACCGATTAGTGGATTAGTTGCTTCAACTTCCACCGCTTTAGGTGTAGGAACTGTTGAGTTAGGCCATGCTACAGACACAACAATTTCAAGAGTTTCAGCAGGTGTTATTGCTGTTGAAGGTGTTAATGTTGTCACTACCTCTTCAACGGACACTTTAACAAACAAAACTCTAACATCACCAACAATTTCAGGACTTACCCTTTCAGACGGAAGTATCGTTCTTGAAGGTGCTACAGCAAACGACCATGAAACAACTATTACAGTAACTGATCCAACTGCAGACAGAACAATTACTCTTCCAGATGCTACAGGTACTGTTGCTCTTACAAACAACAAATTGGACGTTTTTGCAGCAACCACTTCAACAGAACTAGCATCAGTAATCTCTGACGAAACAGGGTCTGGCGCTCTAGTATTTGGCACCTCTCCAACACTTACAACTCCAAACATTGGTGCAGCAACTGCAACATCGCTTACACTGACAGATGCATTAATTGGAACTGCTACACAAGCACTTACAAGTGGAACTGCAACCGTAGTTGACTCTTGGTCAGCAACCACATACTCAAGTGCTAAATATTTAGTACAAATGAAAAAGGGTACAGAAATTCAAACCATAGAAATCCTTGTTAACGTAGACGGAGGCAACAACGTTGCTCTTACAGAATACGCAGATGTAATCAATGCAGCAGCATCTTTAGGAACAACTAATGCAGATTACTCAGGCGGAAATGTTAGACTACTTGTAACGGCATCAGACGAGACAACAGTAAAGGTGCATAAGACGCTTATAGAAGCCTAATATGTATCTGAGGGGATAGGGAACTTCAGTGACTACAACAAATAAAGATTTTAGGGTCAAGAATGGTTTGATCGTAGAAGGAAACTCTGCTACGGTCAATGGTAATCAAGTTATTACCACATCGGATACACAAACTCTTACAAATAAAACTTTAACTACCCCAAAAATTAACGAGAACGTTGATCTTACAGCAACTTCTACAGAATTAAATTATGTAGATGGTGTAACTTCAGCAATTCAAACTCAGATAGATGCTAAAGCCCCACTTGCTTCCCCCACTTTTACTGGCACAGTAACAATTCCAGCAGGTTCAGCAATTACTGGTGTTCCTTATCTTGCTACCGCCAATACTTTTACTGGTGGAGTGCAACAGATTACTACTGCTAATGCTGAAACTATTGGTTTAATTGTAAAGGGCACCGAATCTCAAACCGCTAACCTGCAAGAATGGCACAATTTTGATGGAACGGTAAGGGCAAGCCTAAGAAATACTGGCGCACTAAATCTTGGAACCTTAATAACAGGAACACAATTATCAGTAATTCCTATAAATAATACTACTACTGGAATAGTTGTGAGAGGCGCAACGTCACAATCAAACGACCTTCAACAATGGCAGAATAATGCTGGTACAACGTTGGCATCAATCCAGGCAAGTGGTAATTTACGTATTTCAGGTTCAATGGGATATGTAGGTGGCGGAGGAAGCCAACTAGTATTTCAATCAGGAAATAATTCTGCCTATTTTGCTGTCACATCAACAGCAGGAAGTTATCCATCTTTACAAGTAATAGGTATTTCAACTCAAACTTCAGACCTACAACAATGGAGGGGTAGTGCTGGAACTGTTCTTTCAGGAATTAATTCTGCTGGACAAATATACGCAGGGACTACCACAAGCATCAATGGTTCAACTACTACGGCAATCACATCGGCTGCATATACATCTGCGACAGTTGCAGTCTTTACCTATGGTGGCACATCACTTGTGCAAGCAGGTCAGCGAGTTACAGTGGCATCAGTAAGTGGTGGCACTTACAATGGAACTTGGACAGTCACAGCAGTTACATCAACAACCTTTACGGTTCTTGGTTCAGGATTTACAGATGTAGCAGGTACAGGTGGAACATTTACTTTGTCTGCCGTTGGAAGTTTTGTTGCTGGTACGGCAGCAATTACTCCGATAGTTGTTCGTGGTGCAACCTCCCAAACCGCCAACCTTCAACAATGGCAGGATAGTGCTGGTACACTATTGGCAAGAATTCAATCAGATGGCGCATTTGTTTCAGATTTTATTACAGGTGTATCTTTTGTAACATCAACTGGAAAAATGCGTACTGGTGGTACTACTAACTACGGCGCACAAATGGAAGTTACCACAACTGCTACAACAAATATTGGACAAGTTATTAGAGGCATAGCATCACAAACCGCTAACCTGCAAGAATGGCAAAACTCAAGCGGAACAATCCTTGCTAATGTATCTTCATCTGGAGAATTTACAGTTCCTTCTTTGACGGTATCTGGAAACTTTACCGTAAACGGTACAACTACAAATATTAACTCAACTAACCTAGTTGTTGAAGATAAAAATATTATTCTTGGAGATGTAGAAACTCCAACAGACATAACTGCCGATGGCGGAGGTATTACACTTAAAGGCACAACCGATAAAACCTTTAACTGGGTTGACTCTACAGATTCTTGGACTTCATCGGAACACATAAATCTTGCTTCTGGTAAGTCATACTCTATGAATGGAACTGCTCTTAAAGATGTATCTGAAACCCTTACAAATAAAACTTTAACAAGTCCAACAATTGATACACCACTCCTTACTCTATCTACTACATCTTCTACAACAGATGGCAGAATTGCTTGGGATTCTACTAATGACAAAATTCTTGTTGGGGGCACTCTTAATTCGGTGTCACAAGCAGTTGAGTTTGCTTCTTCTACTTTAACTATTTCAACACCTACATTTACAACAAATGCATACACAGTAGTTCTAGCAGATAAAGATAAATGGCTTGAGTTAAGTAATGGAGCAACTGCGGGTACACTAAATATACCAACAGATGCTACTGCAAATTTTGCAATAGGATCACAAATAAATATTTTACAAACTGGAGCAGGACAAATAACAATTGCAGCGGTAACTCCAGCAACTACAACAGTAAATGGAAGTCCTGGTTTAAAACTAAGAGGACAATGGTCTGTCGCCACAATTGTTAAAAGAGCAGCAAATACTTGGGTGGCTGTAGGGGATTTAAGCGCATAATGCCAATCTTAGGAATTACTGCTAGCGCTGTATTTGTATCAACATTCAACTTTTTAAAAAAACTTTTTATTACTGGAACTGATGGAACATTAAGATCATCTACTGGAGAATTAACAACTTTTGATATTAATATACCGTCAAATAATGGCACATTCTGGACCACACAAACCTCAAACTTTGGAAACACACAGATAAGAGCAGTAGCCTATGGAAATAACCTTTGGGTAGCAGGTGGG